TTTCAATTGATGATATTTTTGAAGAGTACTATGAGTATGGCCAACAAATCAAGCAGTATGTGACAGATACATCCGTTATCTTGAACGATGCACTTGATAACGGTAAACGTGTACTTTTTGAAGGTGCACAAGGTGTCATGTTGGACATTGACCAAGGTACTTATCCATTTGTTACTTCTTCAAACCCTGTCGCTGGTGGTGTGACAATTGGTTCTGGTGTTGGTCCAAGTAAAATTGATAAGGTTGTAGGTGTATGTAAAGCTTATACGAGTCGTGTAGGTGACGGACCTTTCCCAACTGAATTGTTTGATGAAGTGGGAAATCGCATTCGTGAAGTAGGTCATGAGTATGGTACAACAACTGGCCGTCCACGTCGTGTGGGTTGGTTTGACTCAGTTGTGATGCGTCATAGTCGCCGTGTATCTGGGATTACCAATCTTTCATTGAATTCTATTGATGTTTTGAGCGGTTTGGATACTGTGAAAATTTGTGTGGCTTATGATCTCGATGGTCAACGTATCGACCACTACCCAGCTAGTCTTGAGCAATTAAAACGTTGCAAACCTATCTACGAGGAATTGCCTGGTTGGTCAGAAGACATTACTGGAGTTCGTAATTTGGAAGATCTTCCTGAAAATGCGCGTAACTATGTTCGTCGTGTGAGCGAGTTGGTTGGGGTTCGTATTTCTACTTTCTCAGTAGGTCCTGGTCGTGAACAAACCAATATTTTAGAAAGTGTTTGGTCATAGGAGATTTTTAAGATTAGTTTAAGAGAGGGCGGGTATACTATAGATAGTTACAAGAAGACCTCCTAACTTGTTGTAACAAATATCCTAAACTTTTCTTTTTCATAATAATCTCCCTTAACTCCACCCAATCAGGTGGAGTTTTTTGGCTCTATTTCAGGCTTTTGGGGACTATTCTAAAAATCATTTTTCGATATTTTTCGGTATTTTTCGGATTTTGGTCGGGGAATTGGCGGGGACTTTTTGAGATTTTGGCGGGGATTTTTTAGCGAATATGACTAAGAAATAGGTCTGTTGTCGCTTCAGCAAGTTCGTCCTCAACTTGGTTATAACGATCCGTCATATAGACTTTTGTATGGCCTAGCGCCTGGCTTAATTGTTCAAGCGGAACCCCTGCAATAATGCTTTGAGTTGTGAAGAAGTGGCGCATCATGTGAGGTGTTACATGCAATCCTGTCGCTTCATTCACTAGATTGAAGTTTCTATTCAACTGGTTTGGATTGATGAGACCACCTTTTTCGTTCAGGGTAATATAATCTTTTTGTTGTTCTTTGATAATCCCTAACTTTCGCTTAATTTTAGAAGATTCAGCTATTAGGTAATAAATAAGGTCTGTTCCGATATCATCAAGGCAGACATATCGTTCCGAATCCTTTGTTTTAAGCCCTCCTTTTCCTGCCAAGGTCTGATTGCTTCGACTATCTCTAAGGTGAAGTATAGCTCGTCCACTATCGTTCTGAGCGATGTCCATTGGTCGCAAACCAAAGACTTCTCCTCTTCTCAGTCCAAAAATAGTAAGATAGGTCAGAGCGTAGAATTGTTTTGGCATAATCTCTTCTGCCTTTGCTATCCAAGTCTTAAACTCTTTGAGAGTCACTTTCTTGTTAGCTGCAGGAATATCACTCTGACCAATAAAGACACCTTTCAAGCGATTTGAGAGCAGATTCCCATTTTTCACGGCATCATTCAGCAACGCCATAAAACTGGAGTTGAGTGTTTGAACAGTGTATCTGGTATGGTTCTGCAACTTTTCAGCGATAAAGAGTTCATACTCATTTCTATCCAAATTTTTAAGCAAGGTAGAACCAAACTTTGGCTTAATGTGGTTCTTGTAGAGATTGTCATTGAGGTAGTAGGAAGTGTCATTCCAGCGCCCTGTTGACAATCTCTTTTCAGAATAAATATCCCAATACTGATCGAGTGTCAGATTCGTATTGATGCCTAACTCTTGTTCTTTGATTTGTTGCTCAATCTCTGTCAAGGCTGCACGAGCTTGTGGAAGAGTTGTGAGACCACTTTTAGTAATCTCTTTCTTTTTACCATGAAAATAGAAAGAGCGTCTGATATAATATCGCTTGCCTTTAGCAGTCTCATAGTAATAGATATTTGGGTATTTTGTTTTATTATATTTCATTGTATTCTCCTTGTTTATCGGCTTCTGGACAAGGTCTAAACATTGAGAATATTGACATCACTCCTTTCATGGTGTAAAATAGGGTATAGAAAAGAGGCCTTTTTAATGGCTGATTTTTTATAAGGGTAAGCTTCACAATCAAACTTTGGCGAGGGAGATTGTGGGGCTTTTTTGTTATTTCTTAACTTTATCTTTCAAAGCTTTTTCAATAGCTTGTTTTAATTCTAAGATAGACGCTTTGTCTTCTTTGGTAAAGGTTACTGTATTTTCATCTTTTACGGCATCAAACACACCGCCTTTTGTATCAGATGATCCAGGATAGACCAACTGAAGGTAACCAACAGTTGCACCTGGCTCTTTTAATTGATAAGCAGTAATTTCTGATAACAGAATTGACTTTTCTCCATCCAATCCATGGAGTAAAACATTTGAAACATTTGACTTTCTTGCAATCCTGATAAAATAATCATCGATTCTTACAACAGTTTTTGATTTCTTAAACTCAAAAACTCGCTCATTCGGTTCCTCTGTGAAGAGTTCAACCTCTAAACTTTCATCTTGCTTTTTACCAAACAATGCCATAAGTAGTTCCTTTCTTTTTCTGCTTCAGCAGTTTATAAACATATTTAACCAACTAAGGTCCGATATTCCTCTTTTACCATGATTTCATTTGTCATAGTTTTTAGATCGTAGTAGGACATGAATTTGAGGTAATCAAACTCTGTGGGGTCGTCTAAGCTTTCTAGTGCGTCTTTTACGAGATGATGGATCATATTCCTATCAGCTTCGTTTTCACAGCGTAGGCGAGCGTTCTGGTACTCTGAGCGCGTATGGTCCTTGTGTCCTAGTTCATGAAGTAGGACCTTAACCCTCTCTTTTTTACTAAGTTTACTCGACAGGAAAGCTGTATTGGTTTCTTTTTCGTAAAATCCAAGTTCGTCAGACATCAAATCTCCATCAAAATCGATAATACGAATCTGAAAATGACTTATAATTTCTTTTTCGGTCACTAAGCAGTACCTCTAATCACCAGCTTCTTTTAGATAACCTTCAATGATAGACTGGATGATTTTCTTCTTTTCATCTGTTAATTCTCGACCGCCAAACATCATGACATTAGATGCCATTTCTTCAACGTTTAGAGTCTTACCTTCCCATTTGTAGTCATGACTACCAGCGATTGCTGGGTTATCCGTGCGACCAAGTAAATAATCTGTGGACACGTTGAAGTAGTCAGCAATCATTGAAACTCGTTCAACATTTGGTGTGGATTTCTTCATGTTATAAATTGTATTTCTGCTAAAACCTAGTTTTTCTTCAAGTTTATTTAATGAAATACCTTGTTTGTCAGCCAATTCTTTTATTTTTTCAAATGTGAAAAACATTGATACATCAACCTTTCTAAGGCATGACAAAAAATATTTAATAAATTTACTACAAAACTGTTGACAAAGTTTAATAAATTTACTACAATAGTTTTTGTAAGCTAAAGAGTTAGCGAACAAGACAACTAAAAAATAAAGCCTAATGAAACTGATTGGCGTCCGTTTTCTAGGTAGAACCTTACTTTTTAGTAGGTCTTTTCTCTATGTTTTGATTTTAATAAATTTATTTATCAATGTCAAGAAATTCGCTAACTTTTTAGATAATTTTTTAAAAAGAAAGGAGAGGAAGATGAGCAATTTATCAAAAAAATCATTACCAATCCAAGATTTAGAAATCAAGATTAGTAGTGATTCTAGTGTTCCACACGTTATTTTGAATGGAATTGATTTCCGAGCTGAGGGTATCGGCCTTAAATCTATCAAAATCATTTGGGGGACTAAGGGGGGGGAAATCCCAGAATCTCTCATCCAAATTGACTATATAGATGCTCGTGAACAGCTACACGAAGCAACTGTTAAGCAATCATTTCAAAATACTTTACTTAAATAGCTCTGGGTTTGTTACAAGATTAGTAATGATTTGTGAGGCGGTTTGAGATAGGAAGTTTAGAGAAAACACACCTACTTTTTCAGCGACACTCTTGGTTTCTCTCCAAACTTTAGGACTCCTCACTGAATCAAGAAACTGATGCCCTTTGTAAGTCATGCCATGAACAAAAGCAATATACAAAGAATTTGAACCGTCAAAGGTCGGAGACCAATTTATAAAACCAGCTTCTGATAGTAACTTACAGTGATAAACAATAGTATTTGTCTCATACTTGTTAGCTCTTTTAAACTTCGAGTTACTAGAGAAAACAAACGGCTCTGGATATTGATGCAATTCTTCAATGTCTAGCAAAATATCTCTTACTAGTTCTGGTTCAAATTTCATGTTACACCTCCGAGTTTTATTTACATTATATCAAATTTAGAAAGGAAAAATATGAGTAAAGAACTAAAGATAATCAAGGCTAAAATCAAAACTCGTTTGATTGAGCTGGATATGACTCAAGCAGAGTTGGCAAAACAAGTATTCGTCGCACCTTCGGTCATTTCAGAACTGCTGAAGTATGGCAAAGGAAGTGATTATGTGAAAGAAAAAGTCGTAGATATTTTGGGTATTGAAAACCCTTGGAGAAATCACTGAGAGGTCCACACATGCAAGCAAAAATAATACTGAATTGGCAGAAGAAAAATCACCAACTTAGTCAGATGATGATCGATAGTCTTGAGGGACTAGATGTTTGGGAAACTATTTTAACACTAGGAAAAGTAAGAAGAGGAGCATTATGAACGAAATTTTTAATTTTCACGGTCAGGAAGTCCGTACTTTGACAATCGATGATGAGCCTTGGTTCGTCGGGAAAGACATAGCAGAGATTCTTGGATATGTAAATTCAAGAGATGCTCTGGCAAAACACGTTGATGAAGATGATAAGCTAACGTCGCAAATCGCGACGGCAGGTCAAATGAGAAATCAGACAGTCATCAACGAATCTGGTCTCTATTCTCTTATCTTATCCAGCAAGTTGCCTCAAGCCAAAGAATTCAAGCGTTGGGTGACATCAGAGGTCTTGCCAGCTATTCGCAAGCAGGGCGGATTCATTCGTGAGGACTTGGACGAGGATGCCTTTATCGCTCTATTTACCGGACAAAAGAAATTGCGTGAGCAACAGGCTACTATGCTGGAAGATATTGACTATCTTAAGAGTGAGCAACCGATTCATCCAAGCTACGCTCAATCACTACTGAAGAAGCGTAAGGCTAGGGTTGTGGCTTGTTTAGGTGGTATTGATAGTCCAGCTTATGCTGATAAAGTATTCGCTCAGTCGGTATTTAGACAAGCTGAGATTGACTTTAAAGACCACTTCAACATTAGTCGCTATGATTTGCTACCAAAGAAATTCGCAGAAGCAGCATTGAAATATTGGATGACTTGGGAACCAAGTACCAATACTAAGATGAAAATCATGAAATTGAACTCATTTGACGAAGTGTAGGGAGGGGAAGAAGATGGACAATGTTCTACTTTCACTATCGGAATGGATTAAATCCATTATCAAGGACACGATCACAAGGTTGGTTGAAATAGAAAAAGATAGTGACCACTATCCTGAGTTGATGGATGTAGGTAATACCTGCAGATTTCTAGGAATCAACTATGACACGTTTTCAAATAATTATCGTTACATGAAGGGATTTCCAAAGGAATTACCTGGTAAGAAATGGTCAAAAAGAGCCATCAAAGAATGGCTCTCTAATCAAATATAATAACTTTACTAAAAGGCTTCTGGACAAGGTCTTAGCAAAATTATTTGACTATATTATAGCACAAAAAGAGGATAAAAAACATGAACAATTTACAAATTATCGCAGTAGGCACAGTAGTATCAGTGGTATTGATTGAATCACTGATGATGAATATCAAACTAAAAATGGCCATGAGACCAAAGAAGAAGATTCAATCTCAAGCGCCACAAATTGAAAAAGGGTTTATTGACTTTAAAACAGGGCGACATGTTGACATTGATCCCGTGACACGAAAAGAAACATTTGTGGATTAGTAGAGGAATGGAGGGTCTCAATGGCAGTTAAAAACAAGCGATACTACTGGATTCAACTTACTCAGGATTTTTTCAAATCTAAAGAAATGAAATTGCTTCGGAAGATTGCCGGTGGCGATACACACACTATCATCTATCTCAAAATGATGTTGATTAGTTTGGAAGATGGAGGGTGTATCTACTACGATGGACTCGCTGATAATCTTGCTGAAGAAATCGCTCTTATGATTGACGAGAATGTTGAAGACATCAAAATTACTTTGCTATTTTTGGAAAGCAAAGGTCTGCTGACTAGAAAATCAGATAGAGACTATTTTTTGGAGCAAGTTCCTGAGATGGTAGGGAGCGAAACGGCGAGCACTCGCAGAAGTCGCAAACATAGAGAGTTGATGGCGTTGCATTGCAACACCATTGCAACAACTCGCAACGGAGAGACAGAGATAGAGACAGAGATAGAGACAGAGACAGATGTAGATGAAAATCCAGTCGCACTCATCGTCGAAGAATATCAATCTCGTATTGCTCCGTTGGACGGAACTCAATTTGAAATCTTGAAAGAGTTCATCACTTTGGATGGTATGGAAGCGAAAGTTGTTCTGAAAGCAATTGGTCTTGCTGCTGACAATGGTAAAAGGAACTTTAGCTATGTCAGAGCGATTTTGACAAATTGGAAAAACGATGGAGTTTTGACGATTGCAGCAGTCGATGAACGTGAGCGAGCGTACAAAGAAAGTAAAATCAAGGGTCAGTCAGGAAATCAAAAATCAAATGTTCCTGAATGGTCACAACCTAACTATGTGAATACTACGAGTGAGGAGACTAAGGAAGAGCTTGAAAAACGGAAACAGGAAATGCTGAAGCGTTTGGATAATGGAGGTATCTGATGTTTATTTTGAAACATGGGACAAAAGAAGAAAAACCGTACTTGATGTCTGCGACAATCGGTGTGACTGGAATTGATATCTCATTTTCAGAAGAGAGAGGAGCGATTCGGTTTGTCTCTCGTGCGGTCGCAATGCAGGTGGCCAAGGCACTAAGATCGTTTGGGAATTTTTATGTGATTCAGGTGAAGGGATGAAGAAATTCTTAAACAGTGACTGTATGGACATCATGAAACAATATCCTGATAATTACTTCGACCTAGCTATTGTCGATCCACCATATTTTTCTGGACCAGAAAAAAGGAAATTTTACGGACGAAAAATCAGTCCAATAGGTGTAAGCAGACTGTATGGCGAAATCTCAGAGTGGCAAATTCCAAACAAAGATTATTTTGATGAACTTTTCAGAGTATCTAAAAATCAAATTATTTTTGGTGTGAACTACTTCGACTACTCTTTCGGTTCTGGCCGTATTGTGTGGGACAAAGTTAATGGTCATTCAAGTTTTTCAGATTGTGAGATAGCATACTGCAGCTTACATGAAAGTACACGTCTGTTTCGCTATATGTGGAATGGTATGTTTCAAGGCAAGTCAATATCTGAAGGTCATATACAACAAGGAAATAAGGCCTTAAATGAGGTTAGAATCCATCCGACACAAAAACCAGTCAATCTTTATCTTTGGTTACTTCAAACTTACGCAAAAGACGGAGACAAGATTCTTGATACTCATGTTGGTTCAGCAAGTAGTTTGATCGCTTGTCAGGAATTGGGTTTTGAATATGTCGGTTGCGAGCTTGATCAAGCTATTTTTAATCTTGCTCAACAGAGACTTGATGCTTATGAGAAGCAGCTGAAGTTATTTTAGGAGGTATTGATTATCAAAAAAATGGTAGTTTGGGCACTCTTTGATAGTGGTAACGGTTCTTACCTCAAGGGTGCTAACTCTCTGAATAGTTCGGGGGGGGCGAATATTGAAATCTATTCAATCGGAATGGATATAGAAAACAAGAACAATCATTTTATAAATTTGAATCTTGCTGATTATGGACGTTTATTTGGTGACAATACGCTCTTTGATGAGTTAGACAAATTGCCAAAACCTGATTTGATTATTGCTAGTCCGCCATGCGAATCATGGTCAAATGCTTCTGCAATGGAAAACGGGAATGCGTGTTGGAAACGCAATGATGTGTCTGATAGCTTGTTTGCTCCACAAGTAAGACCTTCACCGTTCACGATCAGGGCAAATCAGGATTACGAGTCAGCCTATATAAATTATCAATACGACAGGCAATTTTTAAAAAGGATCAATGGCGAGCTAACAGCTTTCAACACAGTAGAAATCATAAAAAGATATAGACCACAATTTTGGGTTATTGAGAATCCAGCAACTGACAGACTGTGGCCCTACATTGAGGATATTATTGGATTCAGAATTCCATACAAAAACCTAGCTAGATACAATAATTATGATTATCCTTTACAAAAACGGACGATTTTTGGAAGCAATATTGAACTTAATCTTAAAAATAAAATTATCAAGCAGGATATCGAGTGGAAAAACTTCTCAAAATCATACAACGAGAGATCTAATATACCTGAAAAATTGGTGTCAGAAATTTTCGAAAAAATCTACAAGGAGTTTTGCAAAGATGATTGAACTCTATTTCATTTACAACGGACACCGCAAGATACTTATTGGGAGCTTTGATCACATACATAGCACAATCAACGAATTAAAGCAACATCAAGCCAGCTATTCCGCTATTAACAATCCACGCTTTCGGAAAAGCATGAGTGAAGAAAACATCAGGATTGACTACGGAGCAGTTGACTGCTACTACTTGATTACGAAGAAAACGGAGGAAAAATAAGATGAATACAAAAATGAATTTGGAAGAAAAGATTCAACAGTGGTTTGTTGACAGAAATTTACATGAAGCGAATCCTGTCAAACAGTTCTTGAAGTTGATGGAAGAGTCAGGAGAATTATTTGAAGGTATCGCAAAGGATAAATCTGAACTGATCTATGATGCTCTTGGAGACATCCAGGTAGTATTGATTGGACTTGAGCAACAAATCAAGAACGGCGCTCAGATTTCAGCCAATCAACAGGAACTTGAATTGTTGCTGATGGTTTCTAGTTTGGGTAATATCGCTCAGAAGCTATACGCTCATGTCTGTCACAATGAGACACAGATTCCTTTAATCAAAGCAGATTTGATGTTTCTTGACAGCGTGATCAGTACGGTTTCATTTTGCAATGGCACTACAGCTGAAAATTGCTTAGAAGAAGCTTATGAGGTCATCAAGGACCGCAAAGGTAAGATGATTGACGGGGTGTTTGTTAAAGAGGAGGATTATGGAGGATAAAGATGCCAAATTTTGCAGAAGGAACAATTAAACTAAGAGGACGTGCAGAAAATATTAAATCAGCTTTGAAATATATGTTTGGAGCTGTTGGAGACATCACAATCGAAGACGATACAGATGGTGAGATAATCACTTTCACTACAACGGACTCTTATTTTTATATCAATGGCACAAAACGTGCTTTTATTGACAATGATAGTTTTGAAATTCATCTTGATGATGATTTTCTTATCATCGAACTTGATAATTTTAATCAGGCGTGGAGAGCTATCCCAGAAGATTACATAGAAATCTCTGAAAAATTCAATGTTGACATTAAAATCTTTACATTCGAACAGGGATTGGAATTCACTCAAGAAATCGAAATTTCAAAAGGGAAAATTTTAAAAAACACTGTATTGAAGTATGGTAATTATAGGTGGGAAGTCGCATTTAGCAATTTAGGGGGATGAACAGAAGGAGGATATGCCAGATGATTGAAATAAATGGTAAAAACTACGAAGTCCATAAAGTAAAACTCACAAAAAAGGATTTAAATAACTTGAAAAAAGGCGAAGCGCTTATTTTTATCTCCGAAAAAGCTAAACAAGCTATAACTGTTAGTTTGGAGGATAAGGAATGAGATATTTTAAAATCCTATTTGTTGTTTTAATCGCATCGTTCCTCGTGGCATGTCACCAGATTTCGAGTGGAATAGTGGTAGATAAGTACATTGATGAACCTCACACAACATTCATACCAGTTGTGTCTGGGAAAAGTTCGGTACTTGTACCAACCAGAACCAAAAGAAAATACATTCTAGTCGTTTTAGGATATGCAGGAAATAAGCAAGTTGAAGAAACATTCGAAGTGACAGCTAAGGAATACAAATACTATGAAATTGGCAACACTTTTATACAGGATGCCGCTTTAGAAAATGAAGGAGATGGAGAATGATCAATAATGTTGTTTTGGTGGGTCGGTTGACTCGTGACCCTGAGTTGCGATACACATCATCAAATGTTGCAGTTGCGACTTTTAGTTTGGCAGTGAATCGCAATTTTAAGAATCAGGCAGGTGATCGTGAAGCTGATTTTATCAGTTGCATCATGTGGCGTCAGCAAGCTGAAAACTTTGCAAATTGGCTTAAAAAAGGTGCTCTTGTAGGAATCACAGGACGCATCCAGACTCGTAGCTATGACAATCAGCAAGGACAACGTGTCTATGTGACAGAAGTGGTAGCTGAAAGTTTTCAAACGCTTGAAAAGAAGGATAATTCTGCGAATCAGTCAAGCATGGAAAACCAGATGTCACCAAGTTTCGGAGCAAGTGATCCGATGGATATTACAGATGATGGATTGCCATTTTAGGGAGGTGTAATGATGGAATTATTTGCTCACTATTTTAACAAGCACATTGCTAAAAAAATCGAATTAGATGATATCACAATCCTTGATTATTATAGTCCAGAATATAAACAAATGTATAATCTAAGATATATTTTCGATAAGAAAAATTCATCATTAGCTATCACAGGGGATTTTGGAGAGCTGCTTGCAGTAAATTTTAACAATATGGGTAATTGGGAAGATTTCTATAAGGATTTCACAAATAACCCTGGATATTTTATCGAAAAAATCAAAGCATCTAGTCGTAATCTTTTTGTTTATGATGAAGAGGAAGCTAAAAAAATTATTCTTGAGTATTTCTTTGATAATAAGCGATATGAAGACTTAGACAAAAATGATCGATATTATTTTGATGAACTATTTGAATATTTCGATGATCGGCATGGATTCAAACACATTACTGATACTGTTCGAGAATTCCTGAGTGAACAAGATTCAGAATACTATGAGACTCTTGAATTCGCTGGTAAAAAAGTGTCTGAAATAGTATTTCTATATTTGGATGCTTATAAAAGAGCGTATGAATCAATAAAAAATGAGGAGGTGGAGTGATGAGTTACGAGTGTTCGAACTGTTGCAAAGAAATCGAAGACGAGTTTCTGGTAGTACAAGAGAATCATGTTATTTTAGCATTATTTAACGATGTTGAAAATTGTTTCTGTGGTCAGCAATGCGTCAATGATTTCTTGATGATTGAATCTAAATACTTAACAAATGGAGATATCCCATACGATGAAGAGGAGGTGGAGTGATGGCTAGAAAGGTACAAGCAACGCTTACCAAAGATATGTATGACCATGTCGAAGCCATCAAAGAATATTATGGTTATAGAAGCATATCAGAAGTGGTCAATAAAGCACTTGAAAAGTTAGTAAATGAACATATCGACAATGAAATATATAAATATTATTTGCAAAAAGTAAGAGATGGAAGAGAGGTCACAGATTGAAACGCTTCATAGCAATCTGGATTGTCTTGTCAGCTACTTTGAATATCTGGCAATGTGTCCACATTAAAAATCTTGAAAAAAAGCGCCCTATTGTAATCTACAAAGCTGACAATCAAGGAGCAGAAATCAAAGGCAGAGTTTTACAAAAGGAGAAGATTGGCGACATGTACACTATCACAGTGCAAAATTACGGAATATTCGTAGTTACTCAAACAAACTATGAATCTCTAAAAATAGGAGATGAGGTAAGATTGTAATGACAAAGTACAAGAAACCAACTTATATCATCATTCAAGAAGCAATGGCAGAGCGCATTAGATTTCTGGAAGATGAACTATATGAAAGGGCCTATAAGGATATTGAAAAGTTAGAAGCTCAAAACGATTTCTTAAAAGGCCTTTGCAACAATCAACTTGAAATCATCATGTATTATGAATGGGAGCAGATGAAAAAGCAGGCTGCGTTCATAAAGGCTAATACTAGAAAGTGGAGAGCAAGATGAATAGAAGGATTAAAAAGAAGAAAGCTAAACAACTTGCTCAGAAGAAACAAATAGAGTTAGAAAATAAGCTTAGAAAGTTAAGCCCGGAAGAAATTGAAGTTTTATCTAGAATGATTAAGCAGATAGTTTCTGACATCAGTAAGGCTTTTTCTCAAATGTTAGATAGCTTATTTAATTATTTAGAAAATTTGGAGGTAAAATTTGAAGAAATTGAGCGACGAAGACCTCAAAACATTAGACAGAGAACTTTTCAAATTCCAAAACATTCAACGTACAATAGATTTGAGAAGGCTAGAATTAGAAACTCGAAACCCAGATGCTCAGAGTGGTCCCAGTGTAGGAATAAGCAAACCTACCGAAACTATCGCAATCAGAATCGCAGATGATCCAACCTTGAAATTTCTCGAAGGGTTCAAAGCTATTATTAACAAACTCCTGATCAATCTAGTTGATGAAGATAAGGAAATCTTTAATCTGCGCTGGAGATATCCTCAACTGAGATGGGAAGAAATAGCAGAACAGAAATTCATGAGCAAAGCTACAATCTATCGACGTAGAAGGATTATCTTAGAACAGTACGCTATACTGAAAGGTGAGTTGTAAATAAGATTGAGACAAAAGACATCTTGAAGTCTCACAAAAAAAGGTTTATTATGATAGCATGAACTTCTGAAACAAAAACACACATCACACTTTAGGAGTCATCCTTAATTCTAGTCAAAAAGTTGTCAAACAGAAGTATCGTCAAGAGTCAGCAAATGCTGGCTTTTTGTTTTGTGGAAAGGAGGTAGAATATGGAATTTGTATCACCGATAAAAGAGAGTGACGACATTCAGGCAATGAAGGACTATCTCAAAGAGTGGAACGAGATGTATTATATGCTATTCATTACAGGCCTGAATACTGGCTTGCGAGTCGGAGATATACTGACCTTGAAAGTTAAAGACGTTCAAGGATGGCACATCAAACTGAGAGAACGGAAGACTGGTAAGCAGATAACAAGACGGATGACAAAAGAACTCAAGAAAGAGATGAGGAGATATGTTGAAGGCAAACCATTTCATCATTTCTTATTCAAGAGTAGGCAAGGTCAGAATAAAGCGATCACTCGTGAGCGAGCCTATCAAATCATACATGAAGCAGCTGAAGAACTTGGCATTGATAATGTTGGCACACATACAATGCGAAAAACATTCGGCTATAAATATTACAACAAGACAAAGGACGTAGGAACATTACAGAAAATGTTCAATCACTCATCACCTGCAATCACCCTGAGATACATAGGAATTGAGCAAGCAGAGCTTGATGATGCTTTACGGAACTTTGTCATTTAATTTTTTTAGATATTACTTTCACATAATGAGTTAAGCATAAACTGAAAAAATGAAACTCTTTAAAACCCATGCCTAGTAAGGGTTTGAGATTTAGAGTGAGTTTAACAAAATATAAGATATGTGAAAGTGAGGGGTAAAATTGGTATAGATGGAGGATGAAACATTGGGATTATTTTTAGGATATCTAGTTGTCTATTTTTTAACCTTAATTTTTTTAGTCGTTATTTTTGATTGGGGGAAAAGTGATGTATTAAAGTTAGTTGAGAATGGATTGATATTTCTTTTCTTACCACTCGTATTTGTTTTTGTATCGGCCTATGATTTTATAAACAAAATAAAATGAGACAAAAGGCATCTTGAAGTCTCACAAAAAAGAGTTTATTATGGTAGCATAGATTTCTTGTATGAGATGGGATAGGTCAAAGGCCTGTCCCTTTTGCATTGAGAAAGGAGGTTTGAGATGTATAACAAACCTATCAGACCATCCTTGAGATCTAAGAAGTGGGAGAAGTTCCGTGGTAGGATAATGCGTAAGCATGATTATCTTTGTCAAGAAAGTTTGCGTTACGGAATTTCTGTTCAAGCAGAAATGGTTCACCATATCTTTCCTGTATCTGAATATCCTGAACTTGAATTCGTGGAATGGAATTGTTTGCCGTTGACGAATAAGAAACACAATACGTTTCATGATAGAGTGAACGATAGAGTAATCAATCAAGGATTGTATTGGCAGAAAAAAAGAAAAAAAGAATTTTTAAATTTTTTCAAAAATGAAAAATGAAAATTTTTAGTCCCCCCCTCTTTTTGAAAAATCATTTTGGCCAGTAGGGTACCGGTGAAGGGAACTTTTTCCAAGTCGGGGGCCTTCAAACAAAAAGGGGGTAAAAATTAAGCGATTTTGACGAAAGGAGGTAGTTTTTGGCTAAACCAATCACAGCAAAGTCGATTAAGTCAAAAGTGGTCAAGCAGATGAAAGACTTGGGCACTTATCGTAAAGAGTTCGAAATGATCATTGACATTTTTGCAGGAATGCTCTATCAGTATCAGAAACTTGCTCAAGATTATGCTGATATGGGTTATCCAGTAACAGACACCTACGTCAATAAGGCTGGTGCTGAAAATGAGCGCAAAGTTCCAATCTTAACCGCGATGGAAATACTCAGGAAAGATATTCTTAGCTACTCTAATCAGTTGATGATGAATCCGAAGTCGCTCGGTGAGGTAGTAGAACAAGAAGGTGATTCAGTTCTTACTGAGGTCCTGAAGTTTAAGAATGAACTGAAAAAGAAGCGAGTGAAAGATGGATAAAGACTTTGAAAAACGTTTTGCCGATTTTCGCCACGCTACAACCAATCTTGGAAAGGCTAAAGCCTATGTTGATTATGTCCTGAGCTATCAAGAGGAACATAACGAAGAACGGATTTTGGCTGCTGAACGCTTTTTGAGGGATTTGGAAAATCCAGAATATGAGCTTGATGAGGATATAGTGGATTTTGCCGTTCACTTTATTGAGAACTCAATTGTTCATCAGCAAGGAGATGACATGTTTGCCATGTCTATCCGTAACAAGCCTTTGATTTTGCAACCGTGGCAACATTTCACGGTTGTCAATCTCTTTGGGTTCTATCACGCTGGTACGAACGAGCGTAGGTTCAAAGAAGCCTTGATAATGCTGGCACGGAAAAACGGCAAGACCAGTTTTACTGCTGCTATTGCTTTGCTTTATCAGATTTTGGATGCCGATAGTGGTTCAAAATGCTATATCGTGGCCAACTCTGTCAAGCAAGCGCTGGAAGCCTTTAATTTCATCAAGTTCAACGTGGAACGATGGAATGAGAAATCTATCCGTATCAAGGACAATAACCAAGAACACTCTATCACAGCTAATTTTGGAGATGACGGGTCATTCTATATTCAGGCCTTGGCCAACGATGAGAGCCGTTTGGACTCTCTCAATGGCAATGTCACGGTCATCGATGAAGCTCACACGATGAGGAATAGTAAGAAGTATGGTCTTATGAAGAAAACAATGTCAGCATACCGAAACAGTATGCTTTTTGTTATCTCAACGGCTGGTGATATTCCTACTGGATTTCTTGCTAACCGCTTGAAATACTGTCAGAAAGTGCTCAAGCAGTTGGTACAGGATGAGGCTTTATTTATCTTTATTTGTAAAGCCAATCAGACAACGGATGGCGATGTTGGTGACTATCTTGATGATAATGTTTTGAAGATGGCAAATCCATCTTGGGGTGTCACGGTGTCCATGCCTGCTTTGAGAGCTGAAGCCGAGCAGGCTATGAACGATCCACAGACAAGAAATGAGTTTTTCAACAAGACTTTGAATGTATTCACAAACTCTATGAATGCTTACTTCAATCCTGATGAGTTCATCGCTTCAGATAGTCGTTATGATTGGACCTTAGAGGACCTGGCACGCTTGCCTATCCAGTGGTATGGTGGAGCTGACTTGTCAAGGTTGCATGACTTAACAGCGGCTGCTCTCTACGGCGTCTATCATGATGGTGAAAAAGACGTTGATATTTGTATCACACACGCTTTCTTTCCTCGTGTCAATGCCCAGAAGAAAGCCAACGATGACGGGATTCCACTTTTTGGATGGCAGTCTGATGGTTGGCTAACTATGAGTAACACTCCGACGGTACTCTATGATGATATTGTCAAATGGTTCATCAAGATGCGAGAGAAAGGTTTCAAGATTGCTGCTGTCGGAATGGATAGGAAGTTTGGTCGTGAGTTCCTGACGAAGATGAAACAAGCTCGGTTCAAGATGATTGACCAACCTCAGCTTTTTTATCTGAAATCAGAGGGATTCAGACGGATTGAGTTCAAAGTTAAGAATAAAGAATTTTACTATCTTCACTCTGATGCTTATGAATACTGCGTAAGCAATGTCAGGGCGATTGAAAAGGTGGACGATGCTGTGCAATATGAAAAATTAGATGGCGACGGTGGTACTGCAAGAATTGACTTGTTCGATGCCAGCGTTTTTGCCTGCATTCAGGCTCTTGCTAACCTTGGCAAGAATCAGAATATCATGAGCTTCTTTGATTAGGTGATTTATGAATGAAATAGTTTTATCAGAACATGACATCAACGTGTTAATCAACACAGGAAAAGTAAAAGCAATTTTAAATGGTGAAGAAGTAATCGTTCGTCAAAGCTATACGAAAGATTTGAGGGCTGAAACAGTTAACTGGGATAAACAAATAGTTGATGTCAGTCAGAATATAGTAAGAAACAAACACTTTGATTCATTTTTTCAAAATACTTTTCGCTAGAAAGGAGGTGAGGAAAGATGGGGCTTTTAGATAGGTTTTTGAAACGTGGTAAGAGTCGAGGTGGAACGAATGTTATCACTCATTCAGATTTTGGGTTTTATATTGACGGTGATAGCTATGTGCCTTTGGCTCGAAATCCTGATGTGATTGCTGCGGTCAATAAGATTGCTGACATGGTATCAAATATGACCATTCATTTGATGGAGAATACCGACAAAGGCGATATCCGAATAAAAGACGGACTGGCTCGAAAGATTGATGTAAACCCATGCGACAATATGACTCGCAAAACTTGGATTTTCAAGATTGTGCGTGACCTGTTGCTATTTGGTGACGGAAATTCAGTTCTTCATGTTGAGTATGACCCTGTGAATGATTATATTTTGAACTTGAGACCATTCGCAATGAGTGAGGTCTCTTTCAAAAGTGATGATGTTGGTTATATCGTGAATTATCGTGCTATCGACTACAACCCAAGCGAAATCGTGCATTTTGTAATCAACCCAGATCCAGACAATCCATTTGTAGGGACTGGATATAGGCTTGCTCTGAGGGATATTGTTAGAAATTTAAACCTTGCAACTCAAATCAAAAAAGGCTTTATGAATGGCAAGAACGTTCCTAGCTTGATTATTAAGGTTGATTCTTCGAGTGGAGAATTGGGTACGCAAGAGGGGCGAGACAAGGTCGCCAAGAAATACTTAACAACAAGTCAGGCAGGTGAGCCGTGGATTATTCCTGATGCTTTGTTGAGTGTCGAACAGGTCAAGCCATTAAGTTTAAAAGATATCGCTATCAATGAATCTGTTGAAATTGACAAAAAAACAGTTGCTGGACTTTTGGGAGTTCCAGCTTTTATTTTGGGAGTTGGAAAATTCGACAAGGTTGAATACAACAATTTTGTAAATACTACAGTCATGAGTATTGCTACAACAATCACACAGACTCTTACAAGAGATTTACTTATTTCAAGTAATCGTTACTTCAAGTTCAACCCACGATCGCTTTACTCTTATGACATTACAGAGCTATCTACTGTCGCAAGGCAGATGACTAGTAATGCTGCTATGCGTAGGAATGAGTGGCGTGATTGGGTTGGAATGACTCCTGATCCTGAAATGGATGAAATCATTGTTCTTGAAAACTATTTGCCACAAGGCGAGCTAGGCAATCAGAGCAAATTAAATAAGGAAGGAGGAAATACTGATGCAGAAACGTAAGGCTTATATGCCCACTCAATTTCAAACACGAGAAGAAGCTGACAGCGGTGATTTGATTTTGAGTGGGTACTTTATCAAGTTTGATGAAGTTACTGAATTATGGCCAGGCTACTTTGAGGTGATCAAGCGTGAGGGTGTTGAAAAAGCCATCAAAGGAGCTGACATCAGGGCATTATTCAACCATGATGATAGTTTGGTGCTTGGTCGGACTGGTAATGGAACGGTCATTTTGGGAGTTGATAAAATCGGACTTTACGGTGATATCATCATCAACAAAGATGATCCGCAAGCTGTTGGGGCCTATGCTCGTGTTCAGCGTGGCGATGTGATTGGATGTAGTTTTGGCTTCATCCCAATCAAAATCAATACGGAAGAGCAAGCAGATGGTTCGTACCTGGACACTATCCTAGAACTAGAAATCTTTGAAGTGAGTCCATGTACTTTCCCAGCCTATCCACAAACGGAAATTGCTGCACGACAGAAAGACTTTGAAAGTCAACAGCGTGCCAATCGTGAAGCGCTAGATAAGCGCAAAAAAGAAATTAAGGAGAAATTTAACCTATGCACAAATCATTGATTTTAGGCGCTCGTATGCGCAACAAAGCAGACAAAGTGGTAGAGCTTGAAGAATCAATCAAAGAATTGAACAAGCGCTCAGAGCTTGAAGCGAAGAAATTGGAGCAAGCTGGAACTGATGAAGAAGTTTCAGCAGTTGAAAAGAACCTTGAAGACATCCAAAAAGAATTGGATGATAAATTGGCAGAAAAGGAACAACTTGAAAAAGAAATCGAAGATTTGAAAAATCAAGTTGAAGAATTGAATCGTAAAGCGCCGACTTACCCAAGTCAAGAAAAACGTGGAGGACAGAAATTGGAAAAACGTGACGCAATTGCTAAATACATTCGTACTGGTCAAACTCGTGACATCGTAGGTTTGAAAACTACTGATTCAGGAAGCGCAGCTTTAATCCCTACTGAAGTTTTGCAACCTCATTTTGTTAACAAAACACGTAATCCACTTTTGGATCTTGTGGAACGTGTGAAAGTTAACAGTGGATCTGGTAAATATCCAGTTATCAAGAAAACAGATGGTGTAATGGTTTCAACAGATGAATTGAAATCAAATCCAGAACTCGGAAAACCAGCAATCAGCGAGATTGATTATTCAATCAAGACTTACCGTGGATATGTCCCTGTGTCACAAGAAATGATTGACGACGCAGACTATGACATCATGTCCATTGTTGAAGACGAAGTATTCAATCAAGGTGAAAACACTGAATTGTCATTAGTTACAGCTGTCCTCAAAACAGCTACCCAAGCAGATGCGGCTGGATTTGATGGTATTAAAGATATCTACAACAAGAAGCTTAAATCAATTTATAAAGCAAGCATCGTTGTAACTAAGTCAATGTTTGCCGCACTTGACAAGGTGAAGGACAAAGATGGGCGTTACATGCTTCAAACTGATGTAGCTTCACCTACTGGCTATTCATTTGGTGGGAAAACAATCTACAAAGTAGATGACACAGTGTTTGGAAATGAAGGAGACATGAAATTCTTCATCGGAGATGTTACTGAGTTCGTCAAAGAGTTTGACCGTGCTCAAGTATCCGTTAAATGGGTGAACAATGATATTTACGGACAATTGCTTGGACTTTTTATCCGTTTGGATATTAAGAGAGTAGATGAAGAAGCTGGATTCTTCGGAACATACACTGATGTTGTAGCTTAAGGAGGTAGCGTATGAGCTATAAAGTAATCCGTCCTTTCAAGGACTTGGCTGATCCTGAAAAACATGACTATGCTGTTGGCGATATCTTTCCTCGTGAGGGATATGAGCCCACAGATAGCTTTACAAACGGCCTTTTGACTGGTGCCAACACTGCTGGTTCCATCTTCCTTGACGTTTTGGGAGATGATGAACCTAAAAAGCCAGCTCCTGAAACCAAAGAAGTGAAAGAAGAGCCCGCAGTTGAGCAGGAAGAAACAGTTGATGAAACTGCTGAAGAGCCTGCTAAGGAAGTTGAGGAGTAAACATGGACGAAGGTCAGCTTTTGGAATTGCTGAAGCTTAAGTTGGGTATTTCAACCAACTTGAGAGACAAGCCGTTAAAAAAAATCATTTCAAGTGTCGTCACTGAATTGACCGATAACCTCGGTATCGAGCTTGTTGGTGAGCGTGCTGACCATGAAATGTTTATCGTTGACTATGCTGCTTATCGCTACGAGGGTGGGGTGGATATGCCACGTCACCTTCAGTGGCGACTGCATAATTTACAGATAGCATCAAAGAAAGAGGTCAAGAATGTGGAATCATGAAATCAAATTGATCTCTAAAAAAGTCACAGGTAAGGACAAGTTGCTACAACCAATCTCTGAAGATGTTGAAGTTACTCTGTTGTGTCGTAAAAAGAAGGTTACTCGCTCTGAATTTTATCAAGCAAACCAGGCAGGTCTAAAACCGAGCTTGGTCGTTGAGATTCGAAATTTTGAGTATGAGAATCAGGAGTTTGCAAAATTTGAAAGCAAACAATATCGTATCTTGAAAACCTATCCTATTAATTCTGAAATTTTAGAGTTGACTTTATCAGAGGTATTGAAATGAGTAATGACCTTGCTGATTTTATAGCGAAAGAGCTTGCAGCTTACTCTGATGAGGTTACTGAAGAAGTGGATAAGATTGCAGAGCAAGTGGCTGATGAGACTGTGGATGAGTTGAAAGAGACAAGTCCGAAACGGTACGGAAAGTATCGTAGAAGTTGGAAAAAGAAGAAGTTGGCGAATGGCTCTTTTGTTGTGTTCAACGCAGTTGCAAGTCTTACTCACATACTTGAGAACGGGCACCTTTCAAGAAATGGTGGTCGTGTCGCTGGTATCGTCCACATCAAGCCAGCTGAAGAAAAAGCAATTCAGAACTTTGAGAAGCGAATAAAGGAGATTGGGAAATGAAGCTATCAGACTTTGCTGCTATTTTGGAACAGGAAAACTTGCCTGTCACTTATCGAGCGTTTAAAACTGGGAACGCTCCTGACTTACCTTACCTGGTCTATTATGAATCGAGTCCAACCATCAATGCAGCTGACAACACGGTTAATCATCAGATTAAGAGCGTGACAGTTGAGCTGGCTTTTGAGAATAAGGATGAAGATTTGGAAGAACGTCTGGAAGAGCTGTGGGCAACCCACGAGCTCTTTTTTGAAGTTCAAGAAGAAACATTTATCGAGACTGAAAGACTCTATGTCAAGTCTTATACAGTCTATCTATACTAAGGAGGAATGACATGACTCAAGAAAATAAAGTAACCTTTGGCCTAGAAAACGTACATATCGCACCTATCAAAACACTTGCAGCAGATGGAGTTATCACTTACGGCGATGTTTTTCGTTTTCCTGGAGCGATGGAGCTGACACTTGATACTAAAGGGGAAACAACCCCTATCAAAGCAGACAACAAGGATTATCATTTCATGAATTCAAACGAAGGCTATGAAGGTAAACTTAAAATTCCACACATCATTGATGAATTTGCAACAAAAATTCTTGGTGAAATCAAGGACCCTCAGACTGGTGTCATGACTGAGAAAGCAGATGCGAGCTTGACAGAGTTCGCAATGATGTTTCAGTTTGAAGGCGACAAAAACAAGACTCGCTATGTGATGTACTACTGTTTTGCCAGTCGCCCATCTCTTGGCTCAAAAACTAAGAACGGGACATCAACCAACGAACGTGAACTTAGTTTCAAAGCTAGCCCGCGTCCATTGGATACAGTTGTTAAACGTTCAATCACATCAGCTGATGACAAGGATGCGTATGACAACTGGTTCAAGAAAGTGTATGAACCTACTGCAGTTGCAGCTTAAGGAGAAAATCTATGCGTAAAATCGTTTTGGTTGGTGATCAGGAGTATGAGTTGGGCACTAATGGCTATACTCCTATCGCCTACAAGCAACAATTTGGGAAAGATTATTTTCAAGATTTGTTCTCAATGTTGAAAAATCAATCATTCATGAATGAATTGAACAAGCTGGAAGCTGAAAAAGAATTGACAGCGACTGACATTGACATTTCAATGCTAGAAGAGTTTGATATGACCTTTTTCAACCGTCTTTTTTGGACCTTTGCTAAATCTGCAAATCCTCACATCAAGCCTTATGAACAATTCTTCATGGAAATGGAGGTCTTTCCTATTCAGGAAATTGGTCCTGTGCTGATGGAAATGCTGAATGCGAGCATGACGACAAAAAAGCACCAGATGAATCAGAATCAGCTAGTGAAGAAATCTTCACAGTAGAATCCTACCTATCCTGCTGTAAAGAAACTGGTCTGTCTATCAATGATCTAAAGCACATCTCAATCGGAATGGCTCTGGATTATCAGACGGATTATGTGAATTTACGGAGTGAGGATAAGGGTGGCGAACGGAAGGCCACGCAAGCTGATTTTGACAGTTTTTAAATAAAAAAATGAGTGCTGAGAGAGTGATTCTGAGGTCAAGTTCCTTACCATGACTGCATTATTAGTCGTAGAAGTTCTCTCAGCGCTTTTCTATTTTTTTGAGAAAGGAGGAAATATGGCAGGAAATATCAAAGGTATCAAAATTGAAATTGATGGCGACACGCAACCCTTACAGAAGGCGCTGAAAAATGTCAATAAGGCTGCTACTGATGCAAGTCAGGAGTTGAGACAGATTGACAAGGCCTTGAAGTTTGATACAGGGAACGTAACGCTCCTGACTCAGAAGCAAGAAGTTTTGCAAAAGCAAGTTTCGACGACTAAGGAGAAATTGGAAACCTTGAGACAAGCTCAGTCTCAGGTGGAACAGCAATTCAAAAATGGCGATATCGGTGCCGATCAGTACCGTGCTTTCCAACGTGAAGTCGAAGTTACTCAAAACGTCCTAAAAGGATATGAGGGTAAGCTTGCAAGTGTGAACCAGGCATTATCTGGAAACGGTCAAGCGACAGAAAACAATATCAGTAAACTAAACAATTTGCAGAATGAACAGAGCCAACTAGCATCCGAGATGGAAAAGGTGACAAGTTCATTTAAACTGCAAGAAAGCGCTTTGGGTTCAAATGCTAGTGAAGCCGAGAGAAATGCTCTTGCCCAGAAAAAGATTGGTGCTCAGTCTGATATTGTCAATAAGCAGATTTCAAACTTAGAGCGACAATTGGAGCTCACCAAAAAAGAATTTGGTGAGAACTCAACACAAGCTAACAGGATGGAAGCGGAGCTAAATCAGGCTAAGACTGCTTTTAATCATCTCAATGATGAGATGAAAGGAACAAAGTCTGCTGCTGATAGCACTCAGGAAAGTTTAAGTGAAATCTCGAGAAATTTAAGAGCAGAATTACTTCAACAGTTTAGTGAAAAGTTGAGTGCTATTTCAGATAAGCTTGTAGAAGTAGGGAAAGAAGCGTTAGAAGCTGCTGCTCAAATGCAAGCTAGTAATGCTCAATTTACAACTGTTTTTGGCGACATGGAAGCCCAAGCAAGAGAAGCGTTGAATGCTATTGGTCAGGAAATGGACATTGTCCCAGAGCGATTGCAAGGCTCATTCACTCAGATGGCTTCATTTGCAAAAACTTCAGGACTAGATACTGCGCAAGCATTGGACCTTACTTCTCGTGCAACTAGGGCAGCAGCAGATGGTGCAGCCTTCTACGACAAATCTATTGAGAGCGTAACAGAGAGCTTACAATCCTTTTTAAAAGGAAATTTTGCTAACGATGCCGCTCTTGGCATTTCTGCAACAGAAACGACCAGGAATGCAGCTGCAAATAAATTGTACGGGAAATCATTCAAGGACCTAAGTGAAGCGCAGAAGCAATTGACATTGCTTCAGATGGTCGAAGACGGAAATAAACTTTCAGGAGCTCTTGGACAAGCTGCAAGAGAATCCGACGGTTTAGAAAATGTGATGGGGAACCTTAAACAAGCTGGAACCAATGCATTATCTGCTATTGGTCAACCTCTTCTGGAAATGATGATCCCCGTTTTTCAAACATTAGCAACGATTGTTAAAGGTGTGGCTGAACTGTTCCGTTCCTTACCTGATCCAGTAAAAGATTTTATTGTCATCTTAGGGGGTGTTTTGACAATTGTGGGAGCCTTAGCCCCCATATTCTTAACCCTGCAAGCTGTGTTTATGTCCTCATTTGGCGCAATGATTGCAGCGGCATTACCAATCATTGGGATTATTGCAGGAGTAGTGGTGGCTATCACACTACTTATCATCGGATTAAAAGAATTGTGGGAAAATAATGAGACCTTTAAGAATTTTGTAATCAATACATGGGAGAGTATCAAGAGCGCAATTTCATCAGCTATACATTCTATACTAGAAATCGTTCAAACAATTTGGAATGCCCTGTTAGCTTTGTGGAAGAAAAATCAAGATACGATTTACAATATCGCGAGCACTGTTTGGAATGCTATTTCAACGACTGTCCTCACAGTTGTTCAAGCAATCAGTACGGTAGTTCAAGACGTTTGGGGGATTTTAACGAATTGGTGGAAAACCAATCAAGAAGACATTCTAAAAACAGCTAGCTACGTTTGGAACATCATGTCATACTTGATAACTTTAGCAATCACTGGCATTGATAAGGTTATTCAGGATGTTTTTGGAGGAATGATTGCTTGGTGGGAAACTAACCACACATGGATCATGGAAATCGTCAATACGGTTTGGGGAGCTATTCAAACCGCAATCAGCACAGCCATCCAGAATGTTTCAGATTTTATTATTTCTGTATTTGGCGGGATCACTGAATGGATAGACGAGAACCAGGCGCTTATTGAAAGTACCTTTAAGATTGTTTGGGACACTATCTCTACAATAATCGGAACGACCATTAACATCATCACTACGGTTATTCAAGTCGCTATGGAATATCTGGTTCCATATTTTGAAGCGATGTGGACGAATATGCAAACAAGCGTATCAATGGTTTGGGAGGTGCTTAAAACAGTTGTACAGACTGCTATAACAGTCATCCAAGGCATCATTACTGCTATCATGCAAGTAATCAATGGAGATTGGTCAGGAGCATGGGAAACAATCAAAAATACCATGTCAGTTGTTTGGGAAGCGATTAAATCAATTGTTTCAACAGTAATTTCTTCAATCTCTAGCATCATTTCAACAGCATGGCAAGGTATTTCCACAACAATTGGGAATATCATGAATGGCATTTCTAGTACAGTATCTAGCGTCTGGAATGGTATAAAAAATTCCATCGGTAGTGCTATCAATGGGGCAAAGGACCTTGTCAGCACGGCTATCAATGCCATCAAAGGATTGTTCAACTTCAGTATCAGCTGGCCACATATTCCACTACCTCACTTCTCTGTAAGTGGTTCGGCCAATCCATTAGATTGGTTGAGTCAAGGTGTTCCAAGCATCAGTATCGAATGGTACGCCAAGGGCGGGATCATGACGAAACCGACCATTTTTGGAATGAACGGCAATAACCTCATGGTTGGTGGTGAAGCTGGGAATGAAGCAGTATTACCGCTTAATGATAAGACACTTGGTGCCATCGGTCGAGGCATCGCTCAGACTATGGGTGGAACTTCACCGATCATCAACATTACTATTACTGGCAATACTGTCAGAGAAGAAGCTGATATCAGTCGGATTGCTGATGAGGTGGCTCAGCGCATTGCTGACGAATTGCAACGTAGAACACAATTGAGAGGAGGGGTTGCATGGTAAAACATAATGAGCTTGTGATTGACGGTGTGAGGACGTCGTCTTTTCCATTTAAGGTCATTGTCCATGATTCTCCTTCGATTGCTCTGGGAGAGAGCAAGACAGCCCTTTTGGAGCATGGTGGTATCAGTGGAGCAATCGTTCAGACAAACAAGCATAGGGAACTGGTCAAGAAAACTTATACGATTTACTTGGTCAAACCTACTGAAGAACAGATGAACCAATTTATGAGTCTGTTTATCCGTGAGAAGTTCTGGCTAGAGAGTGAGCGAGTCAAAACAACTCGTCTTTGGTGCTATAAGGTCAATGTGAGTGACCTTGAGGAAGTGCAACCTGGTCTTTATATGACTAAAGCGACATTCACTTGTCACCCTACCAAATACTTTAAAGGCACCGATACACAGATATTGACAAGAAGTGGAACTTTAACCGTGCAAGGTTCTGCTCTTGCCTTTCCTAAAATCACAATCGTTGGTCAGAGCGCTTCTGAAACTTCATTTACAATCGCTGGTCAGGTTATTAGGCTTGAAAAGCTCTCAGAATCGCTTGTGATGGTCAATAATCCTGACAATCCTAGCTTTAAAACAACAACAGGGAAGCCAGTGAAATGGTCAGGGGATTTTATCACAGTTGATCCAGCGAAAGTGAAGAATGTTGGGGTTGTTCTAGGTCAAGGTATTCAATCGCTTGAAATCGAAACAGTTTGGGGGTGGGCATAATTGCTTTATCTACTTAATAAAGATGTGAGAACCGTTCGGTGGAACGGGGAGCCACTTCATGAAGCGACTTCGGCGATTGTTAAAGAGACCATGAATGGCGATTTCACCCTAACTGTGAAATATCCCATTTCTGACTCTGGTATTTATCAGCTCATCCAAGAAGATATGTTGATAAAAGCGCCGACTCCTGTCCTTGGTGCACAGCTATTTCGCATTAAGAAACCTGTTGAACACAATGATCATCTGGAAATCACAGCCTATCACATTTCAGACGATGTGATGCAACGTTCTATCACGCCAATAAGCGTGACTAGTCAGAGTTGTGGCATGGCTCTTTCTCGCATGGTTCAAAACACAAAAACTGCTTTGGGAGATTTTTCTTTCAATAGCGATATCCAGGATCGTAGGACCTTCAACACGACTGAAACAGAAACTCTGTACTCTGTATTGCTGGACGGTAAGCACAGCATTGTTGGTACATGGGAAGGCGAGCTGGTTCGTGATAACTTTGCGATGACTGTCAAGAAGAATCGTGGGGAGAATCGTGGTGTTGTTATTACAACGCATAAGAATCTGAAAGATTACCAACGTACAAGGAACAGTCAGAATGTTGTCACAAGAATCCATGCTAAGTCAACTTTTAAAACTGAGGGCGCTGAAAAAGAAACGACTATCAGAGTGACTGTTGATAGTCCTCTTATCAACTCATACCCTTATATCAATGAAAAAGAGTATGAGAACAACAATGCTAAAACTGTTGAAGAGTTGCAGAAGTGGGCACAGTCTAAGTTCTCAAATGAGGGCATTGACAAGGTCTCTGATGCTATCAAGATTGAAGCCTATGAACTTGATGGTCAAGTTGTTCACATGGGTGATACGGTCAATCTCAAGAGCTGGAAGCATAATGTAGATGCACTCAAGAAAGCTATTGCTTATGAGTTCGACGCTTTGAAGGAAGAATACATCTCTCTTACTTTCGATGACAAGGCAGGGGTTGGTGGTTCTAGGGCTTCTGGTGGCTTATCTAGTGCAGCGGATGCCATCCTTGGAGTAACAGAATCTGCACAAGAAATCGCCCTAGAAAAGGCTCTTCAAAATGCTGACTTAGACTTTGATCATAAGGCTGAATTGCTTAGACAGGAAATTTCTGACGGTATTGAACTTGCAAGAGCAAGAGCCGAAGAGGTCAAGAGAGAGCTCTCTGATACTATTGACCAGCGCTTCAATAGTTTTAACAACGGCCCATTACAAGAAGCCAAGCGCAGGGCTGAAGAAGCGTTGCGAAACGCTGGCGCAAGTACCCTGCTTGCACAGGAAGCCAAGCGGATTAGTCTAGACTCTATCGCCAAACTTGAAGCGTTTAAGTCGCAGGCTACGAGCGCTCAAACGGCTCTATCGGGTGATTTGGACGCTCTGAAACGAACGGTCGCAAGTGAGGTCAATCAAGCTTCAGAATATCGCAGAACGACCACAGAGTCCCTTAGTCGTATGACTGGCCAAATGGACGGATTTGCGACCAAATCTGAAGTCAAGCAAGGCATTGATGGGCTGACTCAGACATTTGCCAAAATGAAGGTCGGCAGTCGCAACTATGCTGAAGACTACGATTTCTCAAGAGGTCTTTGGAGATACCATCAAGGGGACAGTAGTCCTGTTGATTGGAAAATTATCAATGGTGAATACCATGTAAAAGGAACGACTAAAATCTGGAAACAAATGCAGATTTTCTCAAAAGAAGGAAGTCGAGTGTCTGAAAAGAATTCGACAGCTCTTCTTGAGTTGGAAATCGGCGAAACCTACACACTTTCGTTTCAAGGAATTTGCTACTCTGGCTCTCCAAACGTCTGGGTGTCATTAAGAGCTAATCGAACAGTACCTGGTAATCCTGAAATCATACCTGGTAATTTCACTCTCACATCTAGCTGGCAGACTTATCAAGTCACTGTACCAGCGCTGACAAAGCCTGATAATTTTGATTTTTGGCGGATTATTTTGGGCTATAACGAGATTGGTCATGTAGCATTTCGCAAGGTTGAATTGACCAGAAGCTCTACTCGTATAGATGCAGGACCTGCTCCGGAAGATGGCAAGACTGACCTTGTCGTTGCCAAGTCTGAATTTCAGAAAACTGCTGAAGGTCTATCTGCTAAATTGGCGACGGTTGAAACCTATGTCAGCCAAGATAGTCAGCGACAAGAAGCATTGAGAAGATACACTCGAGAAGAGAGCGCTAAGCAAGCGACTGCTGTACGTGAATTGGTCACTCGTGATTTCGTAGGAAAGGCAAGCTATCAGGAAGACGTGAGAGGTCTAGAACGTAAGTTTGAAGCTATCACCAACCCTCAAAATGGCTCGATTGCGACTCAGATTGCCAAATACAAAACAGCAGTAGATGGACGATTTACTGAAATCACCTCACTGATTTCTGGCAAAGCTAGTCAGTCTGACTTCCAGCGTGTGAAGGAAACCAGCCAGCTCTATGAGCGTATTCTTGGTAATACAGATAATGGAATTGCTAATAATGTGGCTCGTATGGCTTTGACAAGTCAATTATTCCAGGTTGAAGTGTCAAAGGCTTTAAAAGGTGGCCGGAATTATATCAGAAATGGTCAATTTAAGAACGGTTCGAAAAACTGGATTGAATATCAATCTGTCAATTTTGGCTTGTACTTCAATTACCAACATTCCAAAGACCCCAATAATCGCAATCGTCCAGGGGCTCATTTTTTCCACGACTCACAAAATGTCGCAAATTTCTTTGGTTTACAGCAGGCTTTTGCCTTTGAAGGCATTCGAGGAGAAAAAGTGAGTGTTTCTCTTCTTGTCTCAAAGGATGGCGGTGATAGCTACAGTGGTTTGAGAGTCGCTTTGCACTACATCAAAAACAAAAATATTATTGGGCAAGAGTGGCAAGGGATTCCAAGCGAGCAAATAACATCGAAGTACAAGCGTTTCACATTTACGTTTACTCTATCTGATGATGTTGACCAAATGAATTTGATGCTATTTGGCGAGAAAGGGAAGACCATCAATCTCTATGTTACAGATATTCAACTCGAAAGAGGTTCTGTCGCGACGGACTACAAAGAAGCTTCTGAAGATACCGATGAAGCGATTCGCACGGTTCAAAGTCAATTGGCTGGTTCATGGGCCGTTCAGAATATCAACAGCGCAGGTGATTTGATTTCAGGTTTAAATCTGGGCGCTAATGGTCATAATCGACTTGACGGGAAATTGACTCATATCACTGGAGAAACCTTGATTGATAAAGCAGTTATCAAGTCGGCGATGGTTGACAAGCTGAAAACGGCCAATTTTGAAGCTGGTTCAGTGACTACAGCCATTTTAGATGCTGAAGCTGTTACAGCCGAGAAATTGAAGGTTGACCAGGCTTTCTTCAACAAACTGGTCGCAAATGAAGCTTACTTGAGTCAGCTATTTGCTAAGCAAGCCTTCATCAATCGAGTTCAGAGCGTTGCGATTGATGCAAGCCAGGTACGGTCAGGTATTTTAAGCGGTGACCGAATCTACGGTGGAACGATTAGAGGGGCGAATATTTTTGGTGGAACCTTAACAGGGCACACTCAAATTCAACTAGGCTCTTATGGTTCATTCGATACCGTAAATGGCGGTCTACAGATTAACGTGCCACGAGATTACAATGCTAAAGATGGGTTAGGAGTCCAGTTCATTGGATCCTATGGCCGTGGCGAGAATGTCCCTTACGGTCTTTTCATTTACAAGGATTCGGATTTTACTACTGGCGGGTACGCAAGTAGAAGTGATGATTTCCTATTAACGGTAGAGGGATACATCAAAGCAAATGGAATTGGCTGGTTTAAGACTGGGAAAGGTTCTATCAATGGATCAAGTACAGCAACTATTGGCTATTGGAATTCATCAGTTTCTCTGGATTTTGGTGGTTCAGGGAATGATATCTACTATAGTTACAACGGTAAAGCATATAGTTTGTGGTCAATTGTCAATCAGCATTTCTCAGACAGACGTCTGAAAGACAACATCGTTGATTGCAAGCATAAGGCTCTTGATTATATTCAGCAATTCCGATTCAAGGAATACGATTGGAAGAAGCAAGAGGATAGACCGCAGCAAGCACACACAAAGATTGGTTTGATTGCACAAGAAGTCCAAACAGTGGACCCTACGCTCGTCTATGAGAACGGAGACACGCTGAACCTAGACAATCTTAGATTGACCAATATCGCACTTAAAGCTATTCAGGAGCTTGCTCTTGAAAATCAAAAATTTACACACAGATTGGAGAACTTAGAAAATGAACGAAGAACAGCTTAACCAAGCCTTACAAATGACAATTAGTGAAATGTCAACAGCCTCAACAAATCAGATGATTACAAGTAATCTCTTGAGCATTCAGTTGAATGAGCAAGTGGCAGAGAATCAAAGACTTCAAGCACTAGTGGATGAGCTGGAAGCTCTGCTTGATGAACAAACTAAACCAGCAGAAGGAGAATAGACATGGCAATCAATGGCTATAACTTAGCAACAAAACCGTACTTAAGAATTTCTGGTTCTAATGTTGAAACCGTGGTAGAAATTCAATTATCAGAAGGTAATCGCTACAGCACTAACTCACGATCGTTCCCTGGAGACCGTACGGCTGAGCAAGAGGATGTCTTGATTCAAGATGTGCTGGATATTCTGAAAGCCGAGCTGGATCCAGGGAGTGCCATCGTCAAAACACAGGCGCAGCTTGAACAGGCTAATCAGAAGATTGCGCAAAATGAGAGTGAACAGAACAAGCTTGCAGCTCTTATTAAGCAGACTGAAGAGAATTCGAAGGTGAATCAGAAGATCATCCATGTTCTTGTCTTGGATTCTGTCATGAGCAAGAATATTGGCTATGGAACGACCTACAAAGAGCTGGTTGAGTTGATTCCTCTGGCTGAGGTCGGTAAGACCTACTTACCACATGACCTGATTACCATTGAAGACCCTGAACACGTAGAGGTTAACGGTGAAGGTAAGCGCATCCTTGTGCAGCTTAACAAGGAATTTACATACAACGGCGAGCCTGTCAGCGCATTTGTGACAAATGGTACTTTGGAACAAAACGGAACTGGTGTCGCTTGGAAATTTGAAGGGAAGGAATAGGAGAAATAAATGAAATTTGAATTGTTTAACTTTTTTAGAAGTTTGATCCAAACAGAAGATGGTTTGGTATTGTATGCGCTAGGCTTAATCGTGATCCTAGAGATCGTAGATTTTGCATCGGGGACGTTTGCAGCAATTGCAAATCCAGAAATTGAATATAAGAGTAAGATTGGTATTAACGGCCTGATTCGAAAGATTCTTGGGGTCCTCTTGTTGATGGTATTGATTCCGATGTCTGTCTTGTTACCTGAGAAGACAGGATTCGCATTCTTGTACTCAATCTATCTCGGATATTTGCTCTTTACTTTCCAATCGCTAATCGAAAATTACCGTAAGTTAAAAGGTAACGTGACCATCTTCCAACCTATCATTAAGGCATTTGAGCGGTTATCTGGTGACAAAAACGACAAGAACGAAGGAGAACAATAATGGATATTGATACAAGTAGATTAAGAACTGACTTACCGCAGGTCGGAGAGCAACCTTACCGTCAAATTCATGCTCACTCGACTGGAAATTCACGATCCACTGCTCAAAATGAAGCAGATTATCACATGCGTAGACCAGCTGATTCTGGTTTCTTCTCACACGTCGTTGGTAACGGCCGTGTGATGCAAACCTGGTACACTGATCGTGGAGCATGGGATGTTGGTGGTGGCTGGAACGTTGAAGGCTACGGACAAGTAGAATTGATTGAGAGCCATGCAACCAAAGAAGAATTCATGCGCGATTACAAGCTCTATGTTGAGCTTTTGCGCAACCTTGCTGATGAAGCAGGAATTCCGAAAACGCTGGATTCTGATAGCTTGGCTGGAATTAAGACACATCAGTATTGCACATACAACCAGCCACGAAATATGAGCGACCACGTTGACCCTTATCCTTATTTGGCCAAGTGGGGCATCAGCCGTGAGCAGTTTAAAAAGGATATCGAAGGTGGCCTATCTGAAGCTGGCTGGAAACGCAACGGCACAGGATGGTGGTGGGAAGAGTCAGATGGTTCTTATCCTACGAGCTCATGGAAGCAAATCAACAACGAATGGTTCTACTTTGATGATCGTGGTTATTGCTTAATCAATCGTTGGTTCAACGATGGGAAGGATTGGTTCTATCTTGACAAACGTGGGGCAATGGTCACAGGATGGATGTTCCTTAACCATCGATGGTATTTCTTCAAATCAGACGGTCGTATGGCCACTGGATGGGTGAAATATCGTGAAACCTGGTATTTTATGGAAGAGAAAGATGGTTATATGCTATCTAAACAATTCATCAAATCGGGCGATGGCTGGTACTATTTGAAGGCGAACGGTGAACTACACACGGATCCTGAATTCAAAACCGAACCAGATGGTCTTATCACAGTAGTTGATAAACCAAAAGAAGAAAAATAAAAACAGAAAGGACTTTCAAATTAGATTACACCAACCGCAGGCTCAAGCTTGCGGTTTTTTTGTTTGCAATAATAAAAGCAGTGACCGAAATCACTGCTTATCAGCTGTAGCAAATTTATAAAGCTTTTCTGCCGTTAGAAGTGCCATTTTGTCCATGCTCGTTTTTCCTTTTCTGAGGTCAGAAACGGTAGTCCATGGCACACCAGCACCTTGTGAAATAGCAGATGTAGAAATAGAACTGTTAAGTAATTCTTGAATAACTTTTCTCATATTATTTGTCCTTTTTATTTTTTAGATAGATATATACATTGATCACAATTATAAAAATAGCTATTGCACTAACCATTGCTTTTCCTCTTTTCATTTGATAAAATAGAGGTGTGAGGGGCTTTCGCCCCTACCTCTTAGCGTTTACCTTTTCTTTTGCCGGAACTTGGGTTTACGCTTTTTGTTTTGCCTTGCGACCGTTATTGCGGTCACCAGACTTGCGATAGCTGTTACTGTTTCAGGGATATTATCTATCGCCTTTTCAAGTAACCTAAGCCAATCTTCTTTGTTCAACTTCCTCACCTCCTTTCCTTATCTTGATTATATTATATCACGGCACGCCGTGAAAGTCAAGCGTTTTGATAAAGTTTTTTAAATTTTTTTCAAAAAAAATAGACCTTGTCCAGAGGTCGGGGAGTTGGAGGGGACACCCTCCAAAAGTGTTGATTTAATAAGATTTTATTTTACCTTTTTCATAATAATCTCCCTATTAAGTCACCGCATTGGGTGGCTTTTTTTGTCTTGGGAATCATGATATAATAATAGAATCGACAAGTAGGAAAAGAGAAAATTGATGAATTATACAGTTAAAGAAAAAGAAGTCTTTATGAGGGAGGCCTTGAAAGAGGCAGAGATTGCTCTAGAACACGATGAAATTCCAATTGGCTGTGTGATTGTCAAGGATGGAGAAATCATTGGGAGGGGGCATAATGCGCGCGAGGAGTTGCAACGGGCGGTTATGCATGCAGAAATCAT